ACAGGTGCTAATACTTATTTAGAAAAAAGAGATTTAACATTTTTAGAAGAATATATTTCAGCAACTACATCTACTGGTACACCAAAATACTATGCAATGCTAGATACAGGAGCAACTGGAGAAAGCTCATCAAACTCTGGATCTATTATTGTATCACCAACACCGAGTGCAACATTTGCATACAAAATACACTACAATGCAGCGCCAGCATTATTAGAAAATGATGATACTAATTATATTAGTATGAATTTTCCAAATGGTCTGCTATATTGTTGCTTAGCAGAAGCTTATGGTTTCTTAAAAGGTCCAGCTGATATGCTGCAATTATACGAACAAAAGTATCAACAAGAAGTACAAAAATTTGGAGGAGAACAAATAGGTAGAAGACGAAGAGATGATTACACAGATGGAACAGTAAGAATCCCAGTGCCTTCTCAAACACCTTAAGGATTAAATTATGGCATCATCATTTTCAGATCTTGGTATAGAACTAATGGCAACCGGCGAAAATGCCGGTACATGGGGTGATAAAACTAATACCAACTTACAAATTGTAGAAAAAGCAATCGCTGGTTATGTAGAAAAATCTATTGCTGGTGGTGCACAGACAACAACTTTATCAATTACAGATGGTGATACAACTGAGTCAACATCTGTTGCAAGACATGCAGTTATAAAATTAACAGGGACTATTACAGGTAATCAAGTTGTAACAGTACCAGACTCTATAGAAAAAGTTTATATTGTAACTAACGGCACATCAGGTGCATACACTGTTCAGTTTAAAACAGCATCAGGAACTGGCGTAACTTTTGGTGTATCAGAAAAAACTACAAAATTATTTTATTCGGATGGAACTAATATTGTTGATGCAGGATTTAGTGGTGGAACTGATCTTGATGGTAAAGAATTAATTTTAGATGCTGATGCTGATACAAGTATAACAGCAGATACAGACGATCAAATAGATATTAGAATTGCAGGAGCAGATGATTTTCAATTCACTGCAAATACTTTTACCGCGCAGTCTGGTAGTAGTGTTGTCATACCTGATGGTGGACTTACTTTAGGAAGCACAGCAGTTACATCAACTGCAGCAGAATTAAATTTGTTAGATGGAGTATCAGGGTTAGTACAATCAGATTTAACTAAACTTGCAGCAGTTGATTCAACAGCAGCAGAGTTAAATATAGTTGATGGTGACACGTCAGCTACATCTACAACAGTTGCAGATGCAGACAGAGTTGTATTAAATGACAACGGTACCATGGTGCAAGTTGCAGTTACAGATTTAGCTGCATACTTTGATGATGAGATTACAGCAATGCCTAATCTTACATCTGTTGGTACACTTACAACTTTAACAGTTGATAACATAATTATTAATGGAACTAATATAGGTCACACCTCTGACACAGATGCCATAGCAATCGCTTCTAATGGTAACGTAACAGTATCACAAAATTTAACTGTAACCGGAGATCTTACAGTATCTGGTGATGACATTACCATGGGCACAAACACATCAGGTAACATTTTAGTTGCTGATGGTACAAACTTTAATTCAGTAGCAGTGGGTGACTTATCAGAAATATCTACGGTTGCTAATGATGATGTATTTTTAGCAATAGATACTTCAGGTGGTGGTCTTAAAAAAATTGCAAGATCAGCTGTTGTATCCGGGCTTGCTTCATCAGCAGCTATATCAAATGTTGTAGAGGATACTACACCACAATTAGGCGGTGACTTAGATGTTAATAGCAACGGGTTAGTATCAACATCAAATGGTAATATCGCTTTGACACCTAATGGAACTGGTGTTGTAAGAGTAGATGGATCTAATGGTATTGACATGGAATCTGGTGCTATATCAATTAAAAACTCTGGTGCAGAATCTTATGTTAGATTTTATTGTGAATCTAGTAACGCACACTATACACAATTACAAGCAGCTCCACACTCAGCGTACTCTGGTAATGTAACAGTTGTATTACCTGCAAGTGCAGATACTTTAGTTGGTAGAGCTACTACAGACACTCTAACAAATAAAACTTTAACTACACCTGTAATCGCAGAAATAGACTCAGGTTCTACTATTACACTTGATGCAACAACAGACATTGTTCTTGATGCAGATGGTGCTAATATTACTATGAAAGATGGTGGCACAACTGTTCTTGATTTTGTATTAAATGGAGCAACTGATGTTACTTTAGATGCACCAGGTGATATTAAATTTGATGCAGACGGTGGTGATTTTAACTTTTTAGATGGTGGCACAGAAATTTTAAGAATATCTAATTCATCAAGTGATGTAATTATTAAACCAATTGTTGATGCAAAAGATTTAATATTTCAACAAAGAGATGGAACAGAGGTAGCTAGAATTGAAGACAACGGTACATTTAATGTTGTAACAGATAAATTAGCCATTAATGGCACAGCGGTTACATCTACAGCAGCTGAGTTAAACATATTAGATGGTGTAACAGCGACTGCTACAGAAATTAATTTAATAGATGGTGGTACTTCTGCAGGAACAACTGCAGTTGCAGATGCTGATGGAATCATAACTAATGATGGCGGCACAATGAGGTTAACGACTGCCGCTACATTTAAAACATATTTTCAAGAGGGAATATCAACAGCATTTGATGATTTAACAACAGGAGATGCAGCAGTTAATGTTGCTACAACCGCTGGTAACATTACAATTGATGCACAAGGCAGTGACACAGATATTATATTTAAAGGGACAGATGATTCTTCAGATATAACTGCATTAACTTTAGACATGTCAGCTGCAGGTGAAGCCACGTTTAACGCAGGTATAGTTATCGCTGACGCTGGCAATATTGGTTCTGCATCTGACAAAGATGCAATAGCTATTGCATCAAATGGTGTAGTAACATTTTCACAAGCACCAGTATTTCCAGATGGAAGTATTGCAGTTGCAGATTTAGATATTGATGGAGCAACAGATATTAATGCAGATTTAGTTGATGCAGATTTATTTATAGTTGACGATGGTGCAGGTGGAACTAATAGAAAAGTTGCAGCTTCAAGAATTAAAACTTATATTGGTGGTGGAACACAGTGGCAATCAGTTAAAACAGGAAACTATACAGCATCAGCTGGTCAAGGAGTTTTTGCAAATACAACATCGTCAGCATTTACAGTTACGCTACCTGCTTCACCAAGTTTAGGTGATGAGGTTACAATCGTAGACTACGCTGGAACATTTGACTCTAACGCATTAACGGTGGGAAGAAATTCAGAAAAAATTTTAGGAGCAGACGAAGATTTAACAGTATCAACAGAAAGAGCATCCTTTACTTTAGTATTTACTGATTCTACTCAAGGGTGGCTGTTCAAGAATGATTAATGGGAGATCTGGATGACTACTTACAGAGAGGGCCAAGGTTACAGAATTAAATCAGTAACAAGTGATCCTGATAATTCAAAAGTTGGCCAGGTTTGGTACAACTCTACAGAGTTAAAACTAAAAGGTAAATTAACTGTTGCAGCTGCATGGTCTAGCGGTGGAAATTTAAATTCAGCAAGACATGCTTTGACAGGGTTTGGAACTCAAACTGCTGGGTTAGCTGCTGGAGGTCAAACAACAGCTAACAACGAAGAGTATAATGGAACCTCTTGGACAGAAGTTAATAATTTAAGTTCAACTAGATTTTATGCAGGAGGTGCTGGCTCCCAAACAACTGCATTAATTTTTGGCAGTTATCCAAACGCAGCTACAACAGAAGAATATGATGGAACTAACTGGACTTCTGGTGGTGATTTAAACACAGGAAGAGCTGTATTAAATGGTGCTGGTACTTCAACTGCAGGTCTTGCATTCGGAGGAAATGCTGATCCCCCTATTACAGCTGATAGTGAAGAATATAATGGTTCATCTTGGACTGAAGGAAATAATTTAAATACAGCCAGACAAGCAATGTCAGGATTTGGAACACAAACTGCTGCTTTAGCTGCAGCAGGTAGTGATGGAACTACACAAGTTGCTCTTGTGGAAGAATATAACGGAACAAGTTGGAGTGAAGTAAATAATGTAAATACAGCAAGAAATGGTTTAGCTGGAGGGGGTGTTCAAACTGCAGGTTTAATTTTTGGTGGTCTTACGACAGCTCCAGCACTTACTGGTGCAACAGAAACTTATGATGGAACAACATTTTCAACAAGTTCAAGTATGGCTACTGCAAGAAGGATATTAGGAGGTGCTGCTACTGCCCCTAATGCAGCAGGTTTAGGTTTTGGAGGTTATGGGCCGACAACTGCAGCAACAGAAGAATTTACTGGAGAAACAGAACCTGTAAGGAGTTTTGACGTATCATGACAGATTACAAAACTATACGAGGTAAAAAGATTAAATCTTTTGCAACTGATCTTAGTAATGATCAAGCAGAAGGACAAATATTTTATAGTAGCACAGATAATCAATTTAAAACAGCTATAGCTGGTGCTGCGTGGCATAGTAGTGCACCATTAGTATCAGCAAGACGTGGAGGTTTTGGTGCTGGAACTTTAACAGCAGGATTAGCAGCATTTGGAAGATCACCTACAGCATCAATTGCAACTTCAGAAGAGTACAACGGCACTATTTGGACAGCTGGAGGAACAGCAAACACTGCAAGATTTAGTATGGCAGGTTCTGGAACCCAAACGGCAGCAGTTGGATCAGGTGGATATAATCCTCCAGGTTCACCAGGATTTAATTTTGCAGCTACAGAAGAATATGATGGATCTAGCTGGACAAGTACTGGAGATTTAAGTGCGGCAAGATCTGCTTGTGCTGGATTTGGAATTCAAACAGCTGCTGTAAATGTTTCAGGATATACAAATCCAGGAAGTGTTACAGGAGCAGCAGAACATTATAATGGTTCTTCTTGGACAGCTGGAGGAAGTTTAAATACAACCACTCAAAAAACACAACAAGCCTGTGGAACGCAAACAGCTGGACTAGCATGGGGAGGAGATCCTCCTGGAGGATCAACAGGTTCTAAAATTACAGAAGAATATAATGGTTCTAGTTGGACAGCTAGTAATAATACTAATGTTGATAGAAGTTATGGCACAAGATCTGGAACACAAACAGCTGCTGTGTGTGCTGGAGGTTATGCAGCAATTACTACAACTGAAACTTATGATGGGACAAGTTGGAGCACTTCTCCTGCAACAATGGCAACTGGCCGTAGAGATTTTGCGGGTGCTGATGGTACAAATACTGCAGCATTTGCTTGTGGTGGAAATACTGGGCCAGCTTTTTCAACAGCAACAGAAGAATTTAACGTAACAGTAAACACAATTACAGCTGGAGCATGGTCTAGTGGTGGAAACATGGGCACTCCAAGAAGAGATAATAATATAGGAGGAGCTGGAACACAGACCGCAGGACTAGCTTTTGGAGGAGAGGTTCCAGGAGGTGCTGTTAGAGTAGCTAATAACGAATCTTATAATGGAACTAGTTGGACGGAAGAAAGTGATCTTAACACTGCTAGAAATAATCTTTCAGGTGCTGGAACACAAACTGCAGCATTAGCTTTTGGTGGGGGAACAGCAACAGCATCAGCAGGGGGTGGTGAAACAGAAGAATATAATGGTACTAGTTGGTCTGAACAAAATGATTTAAACACAGACAGAGCAGCTGGAGCTGGAGCTGGAACACAAACTGCAGGTCTTTACTTGCTTGGTAGTAACGGAGCACCTGGTAATACAGCTGCAGAAGAATATGATGGAACTAGTTGGTCAACTTCTCCAGGAACTGCAAACAGTGGAAGAAAACAAAATGCTGCAGCAGGAACTCAAACGGCTGCTGTAACTTTTTGTGGGTATATTCCAGGATCAGGTTTTACAGCTGTAACTGAAGAATATGATGGAACTAATTTTTCAAATAGTAATAATATGCTTGTAGCAAAAAGAACTTTAGGAGGAGCAGGAGTGCAAACTGAGGCTTATGCAATTGGTGGTCAAGATCCAGCTGCAAGTCTTAATACTTCAGTTGCAGTATATGATGGAACTAGTTGGTCAACTCAACCAAGTTTAGGTTCAGGTAATAACAAAGCTGGAGCAACGGGCACAGGTAGTAGTAGTTTATTAGGTTTTGGTGGGTATGTTGCAGCAGCTCAAGAATTTACACCAGAATCAACAGCATTAAATTTAAAAACAATAACAGATAGTTAAGGAGAAATATGGCACTATTTATATATGGCACAGCACAAAATACAGGTAAAGGTTTCTTTACTCATCAAGATAGGTTAGACTTTTCTTTACGAGGATATCAAGGACATGACGGATCTAATTACGTTGATGTTTGGTGTATCGGAAATAATGAAAGAGGAGCTTACTGGTTAGCTGAAAAAAATGGAGTAGAAAAAACTAAATCTGAAGCACAGACTCTAGTTACTGCTGCAGTTACTTTAGCACAAAATGAGTGGGACGCTATGGATGATGACGAAACCGCTGCTGCAGAAGCACGAGGTGAAAGTAGACCAACAGCTATAACAATCCCATAAGGAATTTTAATGTCAACTTATCAAGAATTAAAAGGACTAAAGGTAAAGTATTTATCTTCTGATACTTCTGGTGATAGAGTAAAAGAAGGTGAAGTTTTTTATAATTCTACAGATTTTAATTTAAAATCTTTTGTATCTAGTGCTGCTTGGCATAGTAGTGCAAATTTATTAACTGCTAGAAATAATGGAAGTGGTGCAGGAACTATAACAGCAGGTTTAGCTGTTGGTGGTAATTATCCTGACAATATGAGATTGGTTGAGGAATATAATGGATCAGGGTGGGCTAGTGCAACTAATTCTCCATATGATGCACAATTAGCTGCATCCATTGGTACACAAACAGCAGCAGCAACATTTGGTGGAATATCTCCACCAGGAAAACATGCTACTACAGTAGAATACGATGGAACTAATTGGACATCTGGAGGTAATTTAAATACAGCTAG